GTTGTTGCCTTAGCAGCAATCTGCGCACTTGCAGCAGCAAATTCTTTATCTTTTGCTGCTTTGCTTAAATTCTCTTTGGCATAGATATCTAACTGTGCTTTAGCAGTTGCAGCAGCAGCATCTGAGGTAATCTTTTGTAAATCACTTGCGCCGCGTGCTGCTATTTCGGCTTTAGTATCTTCGATAAACGAAGCAGTGCGCTTTGCACTTTCTGCTTCTGCACGTTGACGTGCATCCATTTCTTGTTTACGTTTTGCATCGCCGGCCGTATCTGTCACTGCTAGTAGCTTGCCTGCAACAGCAGCCGGCGCCGCAGCTTTAGCTTTTATCTTCTCATTCTCGGCATCAATTTCTTTCAAATTTGCAAGATGATCTTCGGCTGCTTTATTCGATGCTATTTTATCTAGTCCGGCGTTGATACCATATGCCGCAACGCCTGCGACTGCAAGCGCGCCTGCCAATTGGATCCATCCTTTAGGACCTTGCAAGGCTAAGAATCCAGCCTGAATCAATAGACCGGCTTTCGATACAACATTAAATGCTGCCATCGCCTGACCCAGCTTAACTAATGAGTTCAAAGTGCTTAATCCGAATGATGCTAATAATGCAGCACCAAATAGTTCTACAATTGTTGTTGCATTCTTTGTAGTTAGTGAGTGCTCGCCCATCATTTTAAGAATAGGTTCTAGAGCCATTAATGCGCCTTCTTGCAGCGTACGATATTTGGCCTCCAATGCTTGTATTGCATCGGCAGCTTTTTTAGTAGCAGCTTCCGACTCGAGATACTTAGCAGGATCCAATGCGGCAGCGAATGCAGCAGGATCGACACCACGGAATGCTTTACTTAATAATTCTGTTGCAACAGCAGCACGTTCGGCACCAGCTGGCATTAATGCTAATCCAGCTAAAGTTTTGTTTAATAGATCTGTTTCGCTTAATTTGCCTAGTTCATCTAGACTAACACCCACTGCCTTAAATGCATCGCGTGTTTTAATACTACCATCGTTACCTTTTTCGATTGCAGCGAAAAAACTATTAATGATCTTTTCAGTATTCTTTGCCTTACCGCCACTAGCATCTAGAGCAGATTGAAATGCTTTAATACTTGATATGCTAATATTTGTTGCATCGCTAAAGTCGCTAATTGCATCGGCAGATTGCATTGCTCCGTGAATAAAGGTGCCGAAGCCTGCGCCTAAGACGATACCAGCAAGACTATTGATCTTACCGTTTAATCCTTCAATTTTGCTGCCTAGGCTATCGACTGTAGCACTTGCCTTAGTAAGTGCCTCTGTGCCTTTAGTTGCAAATTCTAATATAAACTTTTCATTAGTTGCCATTTGCTTGTCCTTTTATGTATTGTTGTACTCTTTCGATAGTAGGAGCAGTCATACCTCTTGGCGCTTGCTTGCTATATCCTTCATCCAGGCGACCAGCATAAGGATAAGCAGCCTCGATTTCATTTTTATGTATATTTGTTTTACTCTTAGCATTACCCGACTTAATAGGAGTAAGTGCACGGAATATAGGGTATGCTACTTGAGTAAGAGCAGCAGGAGTAAGAGTTGTCGCCAGCTTACTTAATCGTTTGTTTATTTCTCCGCTCATTCCTGCCCCCTTGCTTCATTAAATATTTTCAATAACTCATCTTCAGATAAGTCTGGCGGTGGAGCACTTACTCCGTTCGCTTTATCTCTTTGGTGTTGTTCCCAAGCAACCATAACATCCATAATCATAAGATCGAAGGTATCACCGTTGCTTCGTACGTAACTTGGTAATACACCATATGTCTTTGCAATTGTTCCAATCGAAATCATATATGATGTATACCAATCCTTAACGTCGATTACTTGGTTTTGGACTTTCCCAACACTTCACCAATCGCTGTTAAACTTGCTAATGCCAAATCAACTGGCAATAGACTTCCTTCTTCAATCACTTGTTTGCCATTCTCATCGAGCATTAGTTTACGCATAATGCTATTGAGACGCTCGCCATCGTTATCGGATTGGCTTTTATAAAATTCAAAATAGGTAGCAATATCAATGCTATCTAGTATGTAAAATGTAACTGGGTCGTTATATACACTAAGTATATCTTCTGAATCTAGTGTAACTTTAACCAGTTCAGGCTTCTTTGCAAATTTAGCAATATTCATATCAAAACTCTTTCTTATCTTTTAGGTAATGGATAGCAGACAATAAGAAACGCAATCTTGCGTCTATTTGTTCTGAATCCTTTCGTAGACATCGTAATTCGGAGATACTCTTGGCAATTTCTGCCTCGAGGCTCTTAAGGATGTCTTCTGTTGTTAACTTATCAAAAATCATATCTACTCCCTGTAGTGTACATATTTAGTCGTGACAAACCCGCTGCAAGAGCGGGTTTGAATATGCTACTTAATTAAATTAAGCTGCTATTGCGGCTGTACCTAGTGTGTAATCACCATTAACTTCAACGGTAATTGGGCTTACGAATACTGGACTATCAGCGCTAACCTTTGGAGCTAGAGCAGAGATAAAACCTGTACCCATAAACAATTTCTTACCGTCTGTTACACCTTCAGGAGCCATTAAGAATGCCACTTGTACGCGGTCATTTGATAGTTTGAAGATGCCGTCTTTACCTGCACCGGTACCGGTAACTGCACCGAAGAATGCAGTTGGGTCTAGCACGAAGTTACCGCTAAGGCTGTTTGAAGCGTTAGTAGTAATAACGTTTTCACCAGCCTGATCCAACTGCTTCCAGCGGAATGCGCCGTTAGCGTTGTTTAAGGTGATGTCCTGTAAACCAGGTACAACGATAGCGTCATTCGCTACTGTTGTGATTGCGCCGGTCGTATTGCTTGCTGCTGAGTAAAAGTCAGATTCAACTGGGGTTGCGCCAGCCATATCTTTTGCTTTAATCATTACAAGTTTAACACGAGTTAGTGCGCTTGATGAGTTAATATATGCCATTTTGTGTCCTTTTATGCTACTGTGTAAAATCTATACTCAATTGTATATATCTCTACACTTTGGTCTAATTCAGTGGTTATATCCATCTCATTTCTGAATGAGTTAGTTACTCCACTTTGTGTTCTTGCTTGTGCAAAAACAGCTAATGTTGCGTCTAGATCGCTGCTCTTATTTTTGGCATCCATCGCTAGATAACATCTAACGGTGGTTACTGTTTGCATAATGTCGTCTTCGCTCAATAACGGTTGCAGCACTGATTTAACAGTTTGCTCATCATCAACGTAAATCCTTTTAAGATTCTGTCGATATAAAGCCTGTCCGCCTTGTTCCCAGGGTAGTTCTCCACTTAACTTTATTGTTCCAGTTAAGTGAGTGCTGAAGTATGCTAGTAATTCTGTTCTCATCGAATTCTAACCAAGTTACCTCGGCCCACCTTCTTTTCTGAAGTACTAATTGTGCCATCGGCAGAGAAATCATACCAGTCGCCTGCTTCTAATGCTTCCTTGTAGAGATCCTCGAACGATTCTTTCCAGTGCTTGATCTTTTGAACTTCTGCACTAGTTTCATTACCAAAGTCTGCAATGCTAGGTAGTATATACTCATACAAGCATAAACTAACATTAAGATCCTTAAATTCCTGCTCTCGCGCTTTGATGTTATCTGGATTAACAGCAGGAACTAATCTTGCATCGCCACCTAGGCTTCCGTTTCGTTCGAATTGATAAGCTCTCCACCAATCGTCAGCCTGTATCTTAGTTAAGAGACGTTGGCTGGCTTTTGCTAAAGCATCATTTACAATTGTTTCGGTAAGATTCTCATTTGCCTCAAAGAGACGGTGATCACGCTGGACTACATCAGCATATACTGCAAAACTTATGAATTGCTCTTCTATGTAATTAAATGCCATCGTGATCGTCCTTTAGTCGATTATAGAGTTGCGTCTGATGTCAACTTGACACCGAAAGAAGCTTGAACAACACCAGCACCAGCATTAGCAGTAAGAACCACGTCAGTTGCACGTAGAGCAGCTTGGCGTTGTGTTTCCATACCGATTGAACCGCGCATTGAGTGAACAATAGCACCTGGAGCAAATACAGCACCGATTGAATCACCAGAACCGTCAACAGCAACTAAGCCGCTTTCGATAACAGTAATACCAGCGATCTGACCAATGTAACCAGCAGTTTGAACTTGATTACCAACGAAAGACAAGTTAGTTCCACCGACAGCAGCTAATTCTGCTTTGATAGAGTAGGCTTGCTTAGGGTTCAACACAGCAAAGATCGGACCAGTTACTTTGTTAGCACGTAGAGTTGCAGCAGCTTTCAATAAAGAAGCGATTGTCAACTCAGCACCAGCACCAGGACCACCTTCGGTGAAGCCAGAGAATAGATCAAATACTTGTTTGTCCATTGATTCAGCGATAGCACGACCAGCTTGGTCACCTAGTTGGGCGATAACGTTGGAGACAGAACTGTCACGCAACATATCAGACACGCGGTGCATTACAACGTGTTCAGCCAATGTGATAGTAGCACTTGTAGTGTTAGTATCAGCAGCAGATGCAGCGCTCTCGTCAGTGATTAACTGAGCAGAGATAGCACCATAAACAGGCACTTGTAGAGTCTTACCAGCATTCAATGGAGCATCGAATACGGTAGTGATCTGACGAGCAACTGAAGTCTCGTAAGCTGCGAATTGAGCAGCAGTAACTAAATTAGCGAATAATTCAGAGTTAATAGAACTTGTGTTCATATATATTTCCTTTAAGATTGATTAGCGAGACTTTCTAGCCTCACTGTATAACTTTCGGTGCTCGGGATTCTTCATATCTAAAGAATTAAGATCAACTTTTGTTCCACCGTTAAATCCAATGCTGCTACGACTAGCAGTTGTAGATGGAGTAGGTTGTACGAAGTGTGGGTTAGCTTGTAGGAATTCCTGAATATAACTCTCTACTTGTAAAGGCTTACCGCTATCATCATAGCGCACTGTTCCTTTACTATCTATCACTTCGACTTCACCTTCGGCATTTAATCTTACGTTGTTCCTGATTAAAGATTTAACTTGTTCAGGGTTAACTGATCGTAAGCGAGCCGCTGCTTCTACAATAGGTGTATTCAATTTGAATTCTTGAATGATCAAATCACGTTTTTGAATCTCTGCGTCCTTCTTGGATGCTAGATCCTGTAGCACTTTATCGAACTCACCACGCTTTACCTGTTGATCTTGCTCTTGCTTGCGATATTGTGTTACAATTCCGCGCAACTCATCTGGATCACCAAGTTCTTCGTACCTCGAGGTTAACTTCTTAGTAACTGCGCCTTTTGTGCGAGCCATTAAGTCATCGACTTCTCGTTGTGTGTAAGTTTTCTCAGCCTGATTATTTTGTTGTGCAGTGGATTCAGTATCCCCTGTTAAGCCAATGTTTGTATCGGTCATTGTAGTCCTTGCCTCTTCTCGAATAAGAGTATGTGTTTGATTGGGCAACTATGTTACCCGCTCTGTATTTATATATTTATATTTATTCCATTCCCGCTGTATCTGCGAACGGGCCTGGTAATACTTGGCCAGCTGGAGTAATTATTGTTTCACCTTCGATAACATCTCCAGCTTCCATTTCTATCTGCTCGATATCTAGTATTTCGGCAATCTTCTTATCAATTGCATCTTGCACTAGAGGATTAGCAGTAAGACCTTTCATCTTAGCCAATTGGTCTAATTCATTATCTAAATTGTGTAATGCAAAGTTGCCTGGATATTCAATCGTTCCATCCCACTGTACACCCAAGTATGTGTAAATCTCTTGCCATATTTGTTCTTCTGCAAGTTCAATATTATCTGCAATAGAGCATAGACGTGCATTAAGCAAGGTCATCTCAGTCTGCATTGCAATACCTGACATTTCGCGTGTCTCTGTAACACGAATAGAGCCAACACTTGCCATTGAATCAATCATCTTCTTACGCTCTTCGATACTCTTGTAGATACTATCCACAGTTGCACCGCTAAACTCTAAGACGTATGGCTTTAACGCTGGGTCCATATTTTCCGGCATATGGATCAATGCACCTGCACCTGTACCAACGTTGGTATCGCTTGTGCACACTAATGATGGGTGAGAATCTAGTCTAATGCTGCTTTCAACTTCGCTTAGTTCATTGTAAATTGCACGTTGTTGATCGGCTGTGTCTTCGATAAG